CAAAAGAAGATCGGTTAACTTATGAAGAAGTACTGAGACCCCTAGCAGAGGGCGAAGAATGGTATGGGATCGGTCCATAAAAGAGTGTGGCAAGCTGTGGTCTGCTGGACGGGTGGGGAGACAGCCTTTCAAGAATTCGAGGGAGAAGGAATCCTCTAGCCACACAACTAAATTATAAATCTAATTTAATTTAGGCGCAACTATTCTATGATAAGTGATAGTTGAAATTTGAGTGGCTTTATTTCTACTCAAATTTGTATCTATAAATTCATTTGCAATTTCTTGATCAAAAGGTACTTGAGGAAGTAGATGGCTATGTATTTCTTCTAGTTCATCATTGATTACATCGAAGATAATTCTTAGTCCCTTTATTTTCTTTATTCTCTCATTTAATTCTTTTAAGACTTTATAGTTAAGGTTATCAATTGTTAACCCGGCTTCTAACATTGAAAAAATAACTTCTTCAAAATCTCTTTCTATTACCAATACTGGGATCTCATCAGGAATCTTTTTAAAATCTAAGAAGGGTAGCATACTATCACTGTCGCCAATAAAATTATTTTTCTTCCCTTCTTTCTTAAGTTTTGATAAGAAACTCTTCTCAGAGTAACAACCATTTAATAATTGATGTCCACAAAAAACATGCGATAATTGATTGAAATATTGAGAGAACCAAAAAGTTCTAGAACGAGGTAACCCAGTAATGAGAAATAATTTCATTGACAAAATCCTAAATAATAAAATAACTATCTGGTCAATTGCTGTTCCCGCTGCCTTAATAGGTTCCATTCTTGTTTTAACTGTTCTATTTGCCAAGCTTCTTGAGGAGTTAGCGGCCTATTTAAATATGCTGGTATAGCATTGATCCGATTAATTTCTTTTGTAATATAATCCATTCTCCATCGAATTTGTTCTAATTCTTTATTTCGATGATAGAGTTGTTGTTGTTGTTCCCATATCTGTCGTTGTTGCCAATTTTGGGCAATTTCACTTCTTAGCTCTCGTACCTTACGATCTGCTGGCATTTCTATAACAAAAGAGCCACCTAAAAGTGTTGCAAGTGCAATCGCAGTACCATACATAATTGTATTACCTCTCAAGTGGTTTTTAATATTTTCTAAATCCATTCTAAAAACCTACGGTAAAAGTTTGAAATTTTTAGGAATTATAGCTCAAGAAAAGATTCAAAATGTGCTTTTAAAGGAAAAAATGATTATAATCAATTCCAGTTGAGCTGTGCTCGCTGCTTGTTCCTGTGGTCAAGTTAACTATATTTGGAGAAAGAAATGTCTGATCAAGATACCACCCAACTCACTGATGAGGATTCTAGTACTTCTGTGGAAGAAAAAAGTTCTGTGGACTCAAAATCTTCTGACGAGGATACTCAAAAACTCATTCAGGATATGGCGACCAAGATGGTCGAAGAGCAGTTGGCTCCTATTAAGGAGAAATTGGATAAAGCCTACAAAGAAAGAGATGAATTAGCAGCAAAGGCCGCTCGCGCAGAGAAGGAAGCTAAAGCTGCTGAGATTAAACGTTTGGAAGAAGACGGTCAAGAGCTTGAAGCTGCAAAGCTTCGGATTTCTGCCCTCCAGGGTGAACTCGATGCTCTTCGTACTGAAAATACGTCATTAACTAGAGATCGCATTGTCAGCGATGCTACGGTGGCGCTCGAATTCCGAAACGAAAGTGCTAAGAAAATGGCAACCAAGGAAATCATTGAACAGCTTGTTCAAAACGAAGATGGAACTTGGAAGCACAAATCTGGCATTCCTATTAAAGAATTTGTAGAGCACTATTCAAAAGATGAAGAGAAGGCTTTCTTATTTAAGCCAAAAAATTCTTCTGGTTCGAGCACCATGCAATCCGGTACTCCTCCCTCTAGTACAAACAAACCTGATTTTCTGAAGAAGCCACGCTCTCAGTGGACTACTGATGAAATGATGATTGCTATTAGAGATGGACATCTGGGTGGTGGGCCGCTAGAGGAGCAAATGGCGAACTCATTTTATTAAAACGGAGTAATAAGCAATGGCTGTTACATCTTTTACTGCGGGTAACTCCCCGTATGAAATGCAGTTTTACGTCCAGCGTGCAGTTGGTGCGTATTCTGACGAGGCGTATACTAATGCACGAAAGCTCTCAGGTACAGCCATTGTAGGCGCTGAAGCTTCCATCAATACTGATATCGAAGATTATATTGGTCAGCTGCGTTGGTATAAAACTTTAAACCCGGTTATCAATGTAGCTTCTGCTACTGATTCTACTGCCGGAACTCCTACCGAAGTCACTTCAGCTTTCGCAAAGTACATTAAAACGGTTCGTACCCACGGTGCTCGCCAGGTTAATGTTCAGCGTGTCATCTCTCAACAAGATGGCCTTGCGAAGATTGGTCGCGATTTCGGTGAAACCAAAGCACAGGATGAGCACAACTCTGTTCTGGAAACTCTGAATGGTATTGCTGCTTATGAAGTTGGTCGTGGTGGTGGTTTAGTATCTTTCACTACTGATGCTGATAATGGTACTACGGGTTTCTTCGTAGATATCAACGCCCTCGGCGAATTTGGTGCTGCTGCTACTGGTGCTCCCGATGAGCGTAAGCTTATCGATGCTTCACAGCCTGGAGCTGCTAAAGGCGAGCGTCTTTTCCGTGCAATGGGTATGGCTTGGAAAGATTACGAAGCCGATTACTACTATCTTATCACTGATCCTGCTCTTATGGCTGATCTTCGTACTGCCAACCTTGTAGACCAAACGGTTGTTACTGAAGGTAATCTGGTTTTCCAAACTATCTTTAATGGCAAATTCCGTATTCTGCAATCCCGTGCAGCTACTGTTGATTTATCAGCAGGCGGCAATGTCAATGCTCGGTCTGTTAAGACTACTTTCATTGTCAAGCCCAACTCTCTGGCGATGCAAGCACTTACTGTGCCTGTTCCTGTAGAGGTTGATCGTGCTGCTGCTGCCTACCAAGGTGGTGGTACTACTGACATCTGGTATCGCTGGGGCTATGTCCTGCATCCGATGGGCTACGATTGGGCTGGCGCTGAGACTGCGTTTGTTGCTACCAGCGGTGCTGGTGGTTATGACCAAGCAGGTTCTTGGGCGCGTGCTGACATGGGTTATCTGAATCTTGGTATTCTGCCCGTTCTTCATGCTTAATTGGAATTTGATTAGTGGCTTTAGTAATTGGTACAAATAGTTATACAGATGTAGCCTTCGCTGATGCTTATGCATTAGATCGAGAGGGTACAGATGACTTTATCAATCTCTTTGAGGAAGATAAAGAAAAGCTATTAGTCAGTGCTACTGATTTTCTTGACACAATTACTTGGGTCGGAGAAGCAGCTGCCACTACTCAAGCATTAGCATGGCCTCGAAATGCTACATACTATGATCCTAAAATTGGAGCAGAAGTTACTATTAGTAATGAAACTCCAGAGGAGATTAAAGAGGCACAGGTAGAATTAGCAATTTATTTCGTTGCTAATGGAAGTTTCACAGGCACTACTACAAGTAGTTCTGGTGATGGGCCTGATCGAATTAAGGTTGGTTCTATTGAGATAGACGGCCTTAAAACGAGGGATAATATCCCTAATATGACTTTGGAAGGTGTTGAAATTCCGTTTATGGTAAAAAGCTTGATAGATCATTTATTCGGCGTAACTCCTACGGGTTCAGGACTTTTCAAGCCAACTTTTAGAGCATGGTAAAGTGTCGTTAAGAAATTTAGTTGAAACACAAGTCAGTGCTGCCTTTGATCTCTTAGGAGATTTGAAGCAAACTATTGTGTTTTCTACTACCACCAATAGAGATTACAATTTCGCTACTGGTGAAGTTTCTGAATCGAGTACTGATATCACTCTGGAAGGAGTCATAGAAAGTATTACTATTAATGAAGACAGATCGTCCTCTAATATCATAGAAGAACTCAGTGTCAAATTTATTGTAAATAAAGCTGACTTGGGTGATTCTTATAACCAATTTGATAGCTTTACCGCTGATGGTAGAACTTATAAGATTCTGGAATTTACTGATAATGGTTATTCTGTTGAAGGCATTGGAGTAGGTGGATAGCATGGCTAGTTATTCACAAATAATTGGAGATTTGGAAAACATCTTTGCTAGCTCCGAGTGGGTGAGCAACGATATCCAAGCATATCCTTCCAATATTGCTCCTACTAGTAATCGGCCCAATGAGTATGTAATTATTGAAGTACTTCCTGCTCAGGAGCTCAATATCCAATATGGAGATGAGAAACAAGTAGCCGGATTGATTATTCTTCAAATTTATACTCCCGTTAATACTGGAACGAGAAGGATCTATGAAATTTCTGACTTGTTAGACGATGTCTTAAACAAGAAGGTGATAGGTGATTCAATTCAAACATCAGCTTCAAGTTTAGATGTTAAAGGAAATGATTTAGATGATCCATCGCTCTTCAGAGCGGATTATGTTTTACGGTTTTCGTCTTACTAATAGGAGAAAAGACAATGCCTAATATTACTTCAATTGGTGCAGGGATTTACACTTCCCTTGCGTACGTTACAAATACTGTTGTCGAAGGTACTCCCACTGCTGGTGAAGTTAGCCGCGATGAAACAGGTGATGAATGGCGAGTTGAATTTGAGACTCGTACTACGCCAGGTGCTGCAGGCGATAATATCCCTGTAGCATGGGCAGCTACTGCAAATGCAAGAGCTTTTGGTCGTATTAGAGAGTTTCCGAATATTGGTATTCCTGCTAATATCGTAAACGTACCTCAGTACGGTCAGCCGTCTTCTAGCCAGGTGGTAGGCCAATCTGACCCGCCGAACCTTGATTTTACTTTCAACTATGTACCATCTATTCACTATTTTATTGATGATCTGCGAGCTTCTGGTGAAACTAAGCTGTTCCGCATTCGTCTTTCGAATGGTGAATTGGTTAAGTCACAGGGTGGTACTGCTGCTAATGAATCTGGCGGTACTGATGGTGCAGGTTCGGCAGACGTCCAGCTGCCTTACGAGTGGCAAAATGGCGCAGGTGATGATGGTTCAACTATTCGTGAGTTCTCTGATTTCTATCTGTTCGGATCAGTAGCTTCTTTCGAAATTGTACCGGCCCTTACCGATGCTAACCAAGTAAACGTCTCACTGACTATTCAAGGTCAGCTGAGTGGTCCTTGGAGTTACGCAAACCCGACTGATGTTACTACCAGTCTGGTTTATGGCAAGCCGCCTACTGCTTAATTAGCTTAACTAATGGGGGCCTCATGGCCCCCTAATCCCTGACTAAGGATTTGCTATGGATGATGAAAAGCCTTTTGATAAATCCTACGTTATGCGGGTAACGGCTAATAATGCAAAGAAGTCAGTTGATATCTCAATCAATAAGACTTCTCAACGCTTGGAGGAATTTCCACCTAAATCGGTAAAGTGGCAAGAAGTATTAGATACGTTGCACGCATTGCATCAATTTCGTAAACTAATCGATGACTTCCAGGTCCATAATCCTGGATTATTTTTGAAGGAGTAATATTCAATGGCTGATGCACTTTCATTATTGAAGAAGGTGAATACAAAAGAGATTGATTTTAACGGTGATAAGGTTGAGGTCAGAGAGCTCACCTTTAATCAAGTTAAAGAATTCTCAGAGCTGGCTAAGGAATTGGAAGACGTTGAATCGTTTGAAAACAATCGTCAGTCTTTGGGATCTATCATTCGAAAGGGTGTAATAGGTCTTGAGGATATCACCGATGAAGATCTCGGTGTATGAATTAGCTTTTCACTTAGGCTATCCTGTACATGAAGTTATGGAATGGCCTATCTCAGAAGTAAAAGGGTGGTTTGAATACTTCAAACGGCGTCCGATCGGTTGGAGAGATGACCACCGTTTCTCTTATCTGTTAGCAGCTTGGGGTGTTAAAGAGAAGCCCCATAAGCTATTTGCATCCCTCCATACTATTGAAAGAGAGCGTCAACTGCGTGAAGAAAGAGATCACAGCAGTGATGCTAGTAAACTTGTTGGATCTGGTTTCCTTCATAAGATGATTAAGGATACTGGATGGGATGTGAATGTAAAGGAGTAATATTGTGCCAGTTACTGTAAAGATAAAAGGTGCAGAACAAGAATTTGCCAAAGCTAATTCTGATTTAAATCAGTTTGTAAATAGTGCTATGCGCGCAAGAGCATTTCAAGCTCTTGGAGATTTAAAATCAGTTACTCCAGTTGATACAGGTAGAGCAAGAAATTCTTGGACACTTACTACTTCCCCAACTGAATTTAGAAGCACATTAGTAGCGACAAATGCATTATCTACTACTTTACTGAGTCCACCTTCTAAAGATACTATCGAAAAATTATACATTACTAATGGTGTAAGTTATATCGATAAATTAAATGCAGGAAGCTCTAAACAAGCCCCTTCTCGTTTTATAGAAAATACTATACAAAAGTATTTTGAGATTGAAGGGTTAGTTTACTTAGAGGTTTAATATGGCTATTCGTTTAGAGTTTGTATCTGATTCTAAAAAAGCACAAGCTGATTTAAAACAATTAGATCAAGCTGTTAAAAGTATTGATAAATCCACTGAAAAACTTTCTAAGTCTTTCAGTTTTATTACGAAGAGTCTTGGTACATTAGTGGCTACCTATGCCACCTTTCGAACTATTTCTTCCTCTTTAGATTCATTTACAAGATTAGAGAATAGAGTTGCACTAGTAACAGGTAGAACTAAACAACTCTCTATTGTACTTAACCAAGTACGAGATATATCCTCACGTACAAGAGCGCCTATAGATGATATTGCACAAACATTTAATAGATTAGCAATAAGTGCAAGAGCATCTGTTCCTGAAGCATTAGCGTTAACAGAGACTTTAGTACAAGCAGGGAAGATTGGTGGCGGTTCTGTTGAAACTATTTCTTCTTCTCTAATCCAGTTAAATCAAGGTATTGCTGCTGGTGCTCTTAGAGGTGAAGAATTAAATTCAGTATTAGAAGGATTGCCAAGAGTAGCACAAGCATTAGCTGATGAGTTAGATGTAGATATTGCAGCATTACGTTCCTTAGCTGAACAAGGACAAATTACTTCTAGAGTAATTAAGAATGCCTTAAAAAATAGTGCTGAGGAAATAAGAAAAGAATTTGAACTTATTGAACCCACAATAAGTGAAGGGTTTCAAGCAATAGAAAGAGCCGGTAAAAATCTAGTAAAGAATTTAATAGGTGCTTTTGGTTTCGGAGGGAGTTTAGGTAGAGTTCTTGATAATTTTGCCAAAACTTTAACAGAATTTGGAGATAAATTAGCATTAAGAATAATTATCATTACTTCTAAAATAGAAACACTAATTATTAAATTCCAAACAGCTTTACTTAAAGCTGGTATTGGTTTAGATTTTTCCTTTAGAGAAATTTTTGGAGGAATTCTAGCGAGTACAGGAATTTTATCTCTAGCTCTATTTCGAATTATTTCTTTTACTAAAGCTGTTGCATCCCTTTTCTTTGGATTATTTATCTATCTGGTAGGGCGATCTATTGTACCAGATATGTGGAAGCGAATTGTAAAAGTAACTGCTGATTCAACTAAAGATGCATTAAATGTAATTTCTGGTTTTACAGAGGATACAAAAGAAAGTTTTGATGAATTAAATAAAGAAATTAAAAATCCATTAGAAGAATTAGATAAGAATTTTAAAGCTAGTTTTGAAATTGGTGTTTTAGGAGTTTCAAGTTTAACTGCAATTTTTGCTTTAGTTGCAAAGAAATTTTCTTTAGCATTAGTTACTGCATTGACTGGTACATTGATAGCAGGTACTTCAGGATTATTTTTAAAATTTGCAAAAGAAACTACAAATGTAGTCAGAGAAGAACTTGCACCTTTATTTAGTAATATAGCAAGTGATTTTGTTGAGACTTTAGTAAAAGGGATTTCTGGAATAACACTTTTAGCTTCAGTAGTAGCTAGCCCACAATTGGCATTAAATGCCGCAGTAATTGGAGCAGTAATATTTAATGCTCTAGCCAAATTTTTTATAGGTAGTAATTATTTATCAATAGTAGGACAAATTATTGGTAAAGTGATTAAAGTAGGAGTGATTGGTGCATTAGCTTCTCTCGCTTTAGATATTAACCCTATTACTCTAGCTTCAGATACATTACGTCTTCTTGATTTTGCAGGAATAGTAACTTTACTAAAAATAATAGCTGTTGCTATTGCTGAAAATCCAGTAGCAGCAGGTCTTTCTGCTACATCTCTCGCTATAGGAGTGGCTGGTGGAGAGAGTATAAAGGAATTACTTGTAGGTCTTGGAAAGCTAATAGTTTTTCCTGGATTAGCTGTTGGTGAAGGAACTACACTTGGCGGACGTCAAAGAGCATTAAATAGAAAAGTAGCACCCGCTGAAGCAAGAATTGCAGAGATAGATGCAGATTTAGAAACCTCTAGGGATCGAATTTCTCGTTTTACAGCAAATGCTAGAAGAAATGTACAAGCTCAAAGAAAAATCATAGAGAGACAACAAGGATTAGAAGCAGAAAGATTAGCCTTAATAAGCAATGTAAGAAAGAATGTAGGTAAAGAGAAAAAAGTTTTAGATGCAAAAATAGCAGCGGCTAAACAAGAAAGAGCAACATTACAACAAGAATTAAGTAGAGAACGCAGATTGCGTGGTGGAGCCATCTCTAGTAGGAGAGGCATCAGAGAAGAAGGGCTTATTTTAAGGCGGGATATTAAAGTACCACAAGCAGAATTAACTGCTACTAATGAAGCATTAGCTAAAATTCGAACTACTATAGTAGATGGTGCTACGCGTGCTGGTATTGTATTAGGCACTGCCGTCGGTACTTATGGTGGTGTTGTATTAGGTCAACGTTTTGTTGATGAATTTGAATTAGAAGGTGGAAGAGCACTTGCAGCAATTTTAGCTTCTTCAGCAGTTGTACAATCAGTTACCGCAGTAATTGGAGGAGGAATTGGTAATTTAGTAGCTAAGATTCTTATAGGTATTCCTGCAATTTATAGAGCAGCTAAAACAGCATTATTTGCATTTTTGAATAATACTTTTTTAGCGAAATTATTTGCATATGGTAGAAGTTTTTTATTAGAACTTAAATTAGTATTTACTAATGCTTGGCGGAGATTAGCTGCTATTCTACAAGCAGATGCCGTTAAACGTTTTATAGCTGCATTTAAAAATATTTTACTACTAATTGGAATAACTACATTATTAGTTAAATTCAGTGAAAATCTTCAATCTTTTGGAGCTAAGATCCGAGAGTATCTATTACAACAACCAGTAATAGGTCCAGTATTAATTGGTCTTGAAGCATTCTGGGATAGAGCCGCTAGTTGGTGGGATACCATAAAAACCTTTATAGAAGGTTTAGATTTAGGTGGTAAATTAGAAGCATTAACAGATTCAATTAAGAATTTTAGTCCATTTGGAATTAATATTTTTGGTGGCGGTAGAGATTCGAAATTTGAAGATTCAGTAGTTAGACTTCCTGGAGATTCTTCTGCAAAAAATTTCAAATTATATGCTACAGGAGGATTACTAAAAGGCCCAGGTACAGGTACTTCTGACTCTATACCCGCTCTTTTATCTAATGGTGAATATGTAATAAATGCTAAAGCTACTGCAAAAAACAAACCATTATTAGACGCAATTAATTATAGTGGAGTTGTTCCTAAATTTGCTACTGGAGGAATGGTTAATTTCACTAATACATTAGTGCAAAGTGCAGGTAAAGAAAGTTTAGCGCGTGTAATAGAAGGTCGTAAAGAATTACAAGAGGCTATAACCAATAATAAAGTTACAGAATCTATTCTTAAATTAGATTCTTCTAGTATTAAAGAAAAATATTTTAATAAAGAATTAACTAATCAAGAATATTATTATTGGAAATTAAATCAAGAGTTAAAAGAAGCAGATACAGAACGTGTACAGAAGTTTTATGAAAGAACTTTAGGGGTTGATCTTAATAAAATTAAATCTGACCTCGGTATAGAGAAGTTTTCTTATAAAGAAGGAGGTTTTATAAATGAAATCTCTGGAATGAATAATAACCCTAAACTATTAGATAAATTTAATGAATATTTTATCTCGAAAGATAAAGAAAAAAATTCATATGCAGATGGTGGTTTAGTAGGTTTTCTAGATAGCCTGACTAATAAAGGACCTACATCTTATGATTATATAGCAAATGATAATGCTTTATATAATGCAGTAGATCAAATACAAGAAGCAGTAGTATATAAATATCGTAATTTAGATATCGCTAAAAATGGTGATAAGTTCATTAAAGATTTAGCAGATTTCTTGAATGTTAAATTAGTTCAATCTGCATCAACTGATACTCCTCGGTTTTATCCCGGAAAAAATAAAGCAATTGTTCCTCTGATAAAAGGAAATTACAATCCAATTAATGCATTAGCGACTGGTGCCCATGAAATGGGCCATGCAGTTTCTGCTCGTGCAGGTAATAGTTTTTCAAATTATTATGAACTGTATCAAGAAGAGACAAGAGCAAGTCAGATTGCTAATAAATTAAATCCTACTAAATATAATCTTTGGGATGAAGGATTAGAAACGGCATTAGGAACGTATGAATCTGCAATGCTTGATGATCATGCCAATTGGTATAAATATGTAGTGGAAGATGCTAAAAGAACTTATGGAGGTAGAGGACCCTCTCTTGAAGCTGCTATACGAAATGTAGGAACTGATCTCATTTCTGGAATTAAGAATGTAGATTTAGAACTGTTAAAAGAAGTCATAGTAACTGGCCAAAGCAGTCAAATTATTGGTTCAGTACTTGCAGAAATAGCTTTAAGGGATGTAATCAATAGTGAGTTCTTTTCATCATTTTTTACTAGTGGCAAGACTGCAGAACAAATAGCAGATTTAAAGGAAAATGATTGGCCCGTATGGGCGAGAGCAGCATTATATGCAGCTGGTATTACAATTGATTTTATCAATAAAGAAGCACCTATTGCACTTTTAAGTGGTGGTATTGGTTCAGTTATAGGCGCCTTGCCTAAATTACTAAGATTGCCTACCTTAATTGGTACAGGTATTTTTGCAGCAGATGGAATAATTAAACCAGAAAAATTTGCTTCAGGAGGGAAAGTATCAGGTCCTGGAGGCCCTAGGGAAGATAAAATCCCTGCTATGCTTTCTGCTGGGGAATATGTAATAAATGCTGATGCAACTAAGAAAAATAAATTATTATTAGATGCAATCAATTATGGTAATGTAGTTCCTAAATTTGCAGATGGTGGTCTAGTTGGTTTTTCTACTAGTTTATTACAAATTGCAGGTAGAGATAGTTTAAATCGTGTAATAAAAGGGCGTAAAGAATTACAAAAAGCAATAGATTCTAGTGAGATAACTGAAGAAATTCTAAAATTAGATAAGACGACTATTAATGAAAAATACTATAACAAAGAGTTAAATAATAAACAGTATTACTATTGGAAATTAAATCAAGAGTTAAAAGAAGCAGATACAGAACGTGTTCAACAATTTTATGAGAAGAATTTAGGAGTTGATCTTGACCAGATAAAATCTGATCTTAATATAGATAAGTTTTCATATCGAGATGGAGGCCCTGTAGGTATATTAAAATATATACCTAAGACTGCAGAAGCCTCTTTAGAAGTAGCTAATTATACTGATGAAATCGCAAAAGAATTATCAGGATTCAACGAATTAAAACAACGTTTTGAATCTGATATTGAAAGTTTAATTATTTCTTTTAATACTGATTTTGGAAGACCTATTCGTGTATATCGTAAAATCGCTGGAAATTACGCATTCAGCCCATTTGATCTTTTCAATGAACAAGTAATTACAGATACTATTCAAAATTTAAATATTGGCGATAAAGTACAATTAGACCCTGTTCTTTTACTGCCTGATCTGAATCAAGCAGCAGACAAAGAAGAATTAGCATCGATGTATGCTATTTCGATACATGAATTAGGACATGCAACACAATTTTTAGATCTTTGGAAAAAGAATTATAAGGGAGATTACTCATTTGGAATTGGTTCATTAGAAGATCTTACAGGTAATACAGTAGTAGCTCCAGGTGATCTTTTATTAGAATGGAATTCTATTCCATCAATTGATAGAGAGTCTTACGCGAATAAATTTGCAGCTTTATATACAAAACCTGTACAAGAAAATTTAAATCGGAAAACGATTGATAACACTATAGCTGGAAGTATGAATTCCTATATTGGAGTTTTATTAGGTGAACTTTTAACTTTAATGCCAGATATTTATGATTTTAATCAAGAGAATCCTTTACCTCCATTTGCTAGTAATAATCTTATTAAAGATTTTCTTAATGATTTTAAGGAAAGTAATGCATTTAAATCAAAGATCACAGAAATAAATACTGCTTTTGATTTGTCTGATGGTAGATTAGATAATCTTTACCTCGGTGTTTCACCAGCAATCATAAATGAAGTTATATATAAGTTATTATCTTCTTATATAGGTAATAATGACTTTTTTGATAAATTTTATCAGAAATACGATAGACAGGATCCAATAGCAGCTTTAGAACAACTTCCTGAATCTGATCTTCAAAAACTTCAAAGTATATTCTTTTCTATACAAAAAGAAGTACAAACATTAATTGGTTCAATACCTAAATCACAAATTTTCAATCGAGTGCTATCTAAGGCTGGAAGTACAATTGGCCAATTCGCAATGGGAGGTAAAATCTCAGGACCAGGCGGCTCTAGAGAAGATAAGATCCCTGCTATGCTCTCTAATGGAGAGTATGTAATAAATGCTGCTGCGACTAAGAAAAATAAACCACTTTTAGATGCTATTAATTTTGGTGGTATGATACCTAAATTTGCCCAAGGAGGGCAAGTATTACAATACTTCCAAGACGGTGGTGAAGCTCAACCAAGGCAAACTGTTTTAGAACAATTAATTACTCCTGAGACTGTCAAAATTTTTGATCAAATTGGAGCACTTTTAAAAGAAAGTATTGGAACTACTTTCTCAGAAGTAATAACTGCTGTAAAAAGTGCATTTGAAGAAAAAGGATTTGTAGGAACTATTGGCGTAGGAATCGAAAAAGTTGTAACAATTCTCGCTACTCTTTTAGGTGTTATCGAAAAAGATACTACTACTAAAGAATTAGCCAGTATTGGCGATTTAATTAAAAGCGGTAATATAAATATTTCTACAGCTATAACTGAAGAAATCAGTAAATTTAATAAATTTGGTTTAGGAAATTTAATTTCTTTACAAGGTGTAAATCTAAGTGATTCTAGAATTCCTGAAGAAAGACAAACACTTTTACTACAAGCGGTCAATCAATTAAATTTAGAACTGACTGCATTACAACAAAGAAGAGAAGCAGGACAAGAAGCTTCTACTCAAGAATTATTATCGATAAAAAATCGAGCTGCTGTTATTGAAGGCCAATTAGATACTATACGAAATATAAATGCAGGAATACAAGAAAATACTGCTGAAGCAAATAAATTTTTAGCAGAATTAGTTACAGGTGGTGTAGACCAAACGAAAACAGATGTAGCCACTTTATTTAAAAATATTATTAGAGGAAAAGATTTTAAAGAATCTTTTGATCAATTTGTAAATAGTTTTTTAGATAATCTTGCAGAAGTTTCCTCTAAAGCTTTCACTGAAGCTGTTTTTAAAGCTTCTGATAAATTCTTAGAAAATGCAACTAAAGCACTTTTCGAATGGCTGTCAAGCGGGGGCGATAATACTGGAACTATTGTTGGAGAAGGTATTAAAAATATATTTGATACTATTACTGGCAAGAGTTATGAAGCAGATATTAACCCTTTAGGTAGTGAGGTTGCTAAGAATTATTTAACAGATCCTTTTGGTGGAGCTACTAATGCAGTAACTGAGTTTAATCCTTTTGGTACTTCTAAGACTTTAAGTGATCCATTGGATCAAATTGTTAAAGATAGCAGTACTTTTGGTGATGTATTAGGTAGTATTGATACATCAGGTACTGTACCAGATTTAACTAAAGGTGGTGAAGTAACTATTGGAGAAGAGGGTGCTTTAGGTGGAGAAGCTTTTTTAACTTCACTTGAATCTATCTTTAATAATACTCTTTCCAGATTTGGTGGAATTTTTGAGAGTCTTCCACAATTATTACAAGATGGTTTTTCTGCTGCTACAGATTTATTAGCAGGACTATTTAGTAGTTTTGGTGGAGGTAGCGGAAGTGCAGGAGGTACTGGTGGATTAGTTGCATCAGTACTTGGATTTGCTGGTGAAATATTTGGTGCTTCTGGCGGATACATCAAAGGATCAGGATCAGGTACCTCTGACTCTATACCTGCAATGCTTTCTAATGGTGAATATGTAATAAATGCTAAAGCTACTAAAACATTCAGGCCTTTATTAGACTCTATCAATTCTGGAGCCAGCATCCAATACAGAGCAACTGGCGGATACGTAGGAGACAGCTATGGACTCAATTCTGTATACAAAGAAGCGATGCAAAAAGAAGAAGCCAAAAAAGTAGAAAACCGTAATAATGTGAACAATATTACCTTTGCATTAGAAGGTGATTTTGATTCTAGAACAGAACGTGCTATCAGAAAATTCGTCAATAGTGGTGTACTACAAGCTAATTTAAATCAAGCTAATGTAGAAAATGGTGGCAACCCCGTGTTTAAAGGTAGATAAGAATGTCTATTACAGGAAGCACTCTTCCGATAAGCGTTAGAGAGATATCTACTCCTTATACAGTATGGGGTGAAGAGAATGTTAATATAGTTGAATCCTCTAATAATAAGATTTATATTTCTCGTGGCGGTGGTTTTAGGTATCGGGTCACTTTAAATATCATTCCATTCAACATTCTTTCTTCAGAGTCTGCTGTCAGATTTGAATTTTTAAGAGCTTATCTTACTCGGAATCCTTCTTTTTCTATTCCTATTCTAAATACAATTCCTAACCAAATTGTAGGAAGTCCGGAGGTAATTGCTTCATTTACCGATAATGAACCGGGATTTGATACTGTACTTGTAGATACTGGTACATTTACAGGCGATTTTCAACCGGGACAGTATATTAAATTCAGTAATAAAGAAAAGGTATATCAAGTAGGAGATTATAATTCTGGTACAGGAGTTATTACCTTAACACAAAAACTTAGACAAAAAGTTAATCCTGAAAACGCAATAAACAAAACTATCTCATATGCCGGAGTTGATTATTATGGAACTGCTTTTGATGGAATCACAGGTAGTTTTGTGAATGAAGATTTTGGTAATCCAGTTGCGAGTATTGACGACGGTATTTTAGGTAGAATAAGTCCATTAGTTTTAATTGAGAATATCTGATATGGCTGTTAATTTTTCTGCTACAGTATTCGAACAATTATCTGGTAAAGATTTTACTGCATACAATTTCATTGATATCTTTTTAGATGGTCCTCCTCCTTCTGTACCTCCAAGTTATTTCTCTGATATTCATTTATCAGATTACTTAGAAGTGATAGAACACCCTGTTGATGGTTATATCTATGAGCCAGAACTGATCAAATCATTAGATCCTCCTGCAAAAACGGGAACCATAACTCAAGAAATACAACGGATTTTAATATCTCAACCATTGGGACGAGAAGATGATTCAGCAGAATTTATTAATCGATTAGGTAATAAGTACTATGCTGCTAGAATGAATATTAGGACATATTTAGAAATAAATAATCAAATTTATTTTGATGAACCTGTAAATGCAAGTGAAGGGATGTTAAAATCTGTTTCTCGTAATTTAAGTTCTAACGATGTAGTTTTAGAATTTACCAACTCCTATGGAAAATTAGATATGGTAAGAGCACTTCAAACAACAGAAGGCTCGATTAAAAGATTTAAAGCAGATGATACCTCCTTTGATAAAGCCTCGACTAGTATTAGTCAAAGAGTGCTGGAATGGGGCGGTACTAAATTTAATACAAAGGACCGTTAGTTATGGGATGGGGTTGGGTAGTTGCGCAGATAGTTATTGCAGTAGTTTCCTATGCTTTAGCACCAAAACCTAAGCAACGTAAAGAAAGTCTTCAAGTACAAAGACAAGGGGTTGATCAACCTTTAGAGCGATTATATGGTACTCGCCGCATGTCAATGGTGATTACTAATGCTCAAACCTCTAAAAGAATTTTAAGCCCCTCTGATTCTAAAGTCACAGGGTCTGCTAATGCTCCCGATGTATATGTCAATTTTACACATAGTAATCAAACTGATTATACAAAATCTGACGTATTAGGCGCGCTACATGTACAAGGTCCAATCTGTGTAGTTGGAAGAGAAAATGCAGAATTTAGTAATCAGTTTGTAAATCTGCAAGAGATAGATGTAAATAATGGGGCTGATGAAGCAGATGTAGTTTTAGTCAATGAACTTCCTTATTATGATAAAGCACTAAAATCTTTTCAGAAGAGATTACAATATGGCGGTACTGCGCATGCACTCTGGTTATCTGGAGGTAAGAGAGATGGTTGGGCAGAATTAATAGATTCATTTGGAGTAGAAACTGATCAATGGACAAATTGTATACATGCCTCTGCATTAGCATGGCAAAAGATAAGTGAACATGACTCTATTGTTTTTCAGGGATTACCAGAATGGTCATTTAAACTAAGATCTAATAACTTATATGATCCTCGTACAGATGGTTTTGATGTTTATAATCCTTCTGCTTGGACAGGGCGCTCTGATAATCCTGCATTACAACTGCTCGATTATTTATTAGATCCTATTTTTGGGGCTGGAGTACCTTCAGACGAGATTAATTTTTCTAGCTTTCAAGAGATGGCTAGAATTGCTGATATTCCAATTGCAATTAGATCCGATAAAACATTTGTAAAAGAAGTTCCACAAGTAACAACGAGTGATTTTAATTTTACTGTACTGAATATTCCTGTTGCAAATTATATTCAAGCCTTACAATTATTAGGCTATACACAAGAACAAATTGATGATAAGGTACGCATTCAACAAGCTGGTTATCAAGCTACAGTCTCACAAGAAACCAGTATTAGATATTTAATGGAATCTAATATCACATTAGATACTAATGACCCACTGAATGAAAATATTGAGCAGTTACTTTCTGCCTTAAGAGGCGCACGTTTATTCAAAGAACCTAAAGGAAAATGGAAAATTCTTCCTGCATGGATTGTTGAAGAAGATATCACACAAGAAATTACAGGACAGACAGGAGTAGGTCCTTTTAAACAAAATTTTGCAGTTGATCAAGCATTCATTACAGTTAAAAAGAATGGAACTCCAATAACAATTGCCAGTCAGCAATTAGAAGACGCTTCTGGTGGTTTAGATACAATTTTCATTCAAAAAGAGAGTGCTACTTGGAATTCAAATACTAACACGCTAGTTATCAATTTTGCAGAAGGCAATACTCCAGATGCAATTATTGGTAACCAATATACTTTAGTAAATTTTGGTGTCGGATCTTCTTCAAAAATTATTTTTGTCCCTCAGAGTGGAAACCCTGTTGTAAATTACACATTAGGAACTTGGACAATAACTCCACCTATTATTCAACAAGCTCCTAGCACAAATCAAAATTATGGGCGGTCTTATTATTCTCTTAGAACTCATAGTCAAATACCAGAATTTGTACAAGGTATAACCTTACAAGCTGGTGATGCATTAGTTCCTAGTGATACTCTAACCATAGAGTATGATCCATCAGTAGTGCCTGGAATTCCTATTTCAGCACATATAATTTCAGATCCTGTAGATTTAGGATTAAATTATGATGCTATTTATGATGGTGAAGGAGATGATCAATATCAACCGACTGCTACAAATTTACCGTTAATACAGATAGTAGATGTTTCAAAATCTAGTTTTAATTCTGTATCCTTAGATGACAAATTAAATCAATGTATCATTAAATTTCCAGATGAAGATAATTTCTATAAAACAAATGAGGTAGTGTGGCCAGAGACTGATAGTGTAAAGCACGTAGAATTCTTAGCAGAAGATAATGATAAACCTTTAGTAAGAACTATATCGAGCAATTCTATTACCAATAAAGCATTAGCATTAGATCATGCTGAGTTTATTGTACGACAATCTAGATCTTCTAATTCTTTAGCTTACAATTTGAGTTCTACTGCTTTAATGCTAGAGCCAAATGATATTGTAAAAGTTACGGATCCATTACTAAATTTAGAAGACGTTGGTCCGAGTAATCGTTATTGGCGTGTAGTAGAGAAAAAAGTAAATGCAGATGCAACAGTAGATATCTCATTCATACAGTATGAAACAGAGGATTACACTTTTGTTTCTGATGATTACGATGATGATAGATATCAAGCAGTACTAGATGAATTACCCACGGCAACTTGGGCAGTTCCTCCTTTTGTAAGATTCCCTCCAGGAAGTTCAGCAGGGTCAGGTAGATTACAGTGGATTGCACCAGAGACTGCTACTATATCTGGTTATTTAGTAAGAATGTTTTCAGGCCCTAAATGGGTAATTAACAATATATATTCTGCAGGGCAAGCAGTATTCCATATTCCTACAGAAACAGTCTATGTAGCAAATGTCGAAACTTCTAGTGAACCTAGTGAAGTCAACTCTGACTGGAGAGCACTAGAAGATGGTTTTACAAAATTAGGTATAGCTGAAGGAACTTCTTTAGTAGTCTATGATTTAGAATATAACAAAGCTTATACATTCTCAGTACAGGTGATAGTACCCACTAGAGGTGCTGGTCCAGCCATTTACCACACTGAGGCATTGGCTCAAGAATTAGCTCCTCCTGTAGATTTTAGCTGGGAATCTTCAGACACTACTATTACAATAAGTTGGCACAAAGGAATTTTTGAAGATGCGATTGATTGGTTAGGCCCAGTTCCTGGAGCGCCTTGTAAAGCACTTGTTAGAGGGAATGATACTGGAGAAGCTTATAGAATTTATGTGAGAGAAATAGGTCCAGTAGATCAACTACCACTAGTCGGTGAGGGATTGGGCGCGGTTAGAGATTTATCATTTGGTGCAGTACCTTGGGCAGAAGATGTAAATCCGACATGGTTATATGATCCTGCTTATACTGGTGGAGATCCTTTTGATATAGCTAGCTACAATTTCTTATCTCTTGCACCAGGGCCTGATACCTTTGAAGAGGCATTGAATCAAGGTATTGTGATTGCACCTACTGTTGTATTTAATGGCATTGAAGAGATTGGAACAACTGGAAGTAATACTTTCACTCTTTCTGGTTTACCCGAGAATACTGCTTATCAAGTCTGGGTAAAAGAGATCTACCCTTATAATGAGAATTTATACTCATTACCTGGTCCTCTTGATCCTTATGATTTACCTGGATATCCTTCTGCGTGTGGCATAGGCGATCCTGGTTTTGGATTATTAGTACAAACTTCTTTTGTAAGAAGATTTTCGGCAACTGGTTATTTTTCTCAAGATCCTCCCTCTGATGCGTTATGGTTTTCAGAGCGGGATGCATGGTTTAAAATTGTTCCTGATCCTGTAAAATTCTTCATACTAAACCTGCATGTTAGAAATGATAGTAATACTGCTTGGATAGATATTTTAAATGGCGGTGGCAATGAAGTTGTATACCTCATTTTTATGGCATATGAGGCAACTGCTTGGGAAGATGATAGAGTAGTTCACGTTTTCTTTCAAGAAGAAGAACCTATAGTTTCTGATATTACTAACTATGATAATCCTGCAGCAGGTCCTGAACATAAGGCCTTTGGTCAAGAAGACCAGTGGTATGATATTAATGATGGTAACAAAAGGTATTATTGGGATGTACCTTTACAAAAATGGATTCCCTACAATGGAGACGGTATAACTACATCTTATATACATAATCACTTTAAAAGTACTGAACCTGTTGATGGGATTGATGGCCATGAGCCTGGTAATACTTTTGACGTTGGTGATTTATGGTTTGATACAGATGACATACAAGGACAATTTGAGAATCAGTATCAGTGGACTGGTAGTAATTGGGAAGATATTCCTAATACCTCTACTAATTATTTTTATGCGGCAGCAGATAATCCTTTAGCAAGAGATGATGGTTGGACTACAACTTTCTTTTCAAATGTAAGACCTTTTTATGATCCTCGGTATGATGGGTCTGGGGACCCGTTTGACATTTCTAACTATTATGTGCCTGCTGGATTAACTTTTCAACAAGCTGTGGATCAAGGATATATCACAGCACCTGTTCAACCTGCTACTGGAAATGGTTATGGTGATATTCTAGTAGTAACAGAACTTCCAGTAATTCTTTATTGGTGGGATGGTTTTATTTGGAGGAGAGGTCTCTCTGAAGATGGATTTGGAAGTGGTTCAGGAGGATCTATTGATGCAGGAGTAACTAGGACTTATCGTCAACCTGAACCTCCCACAGAAGAAGATACTTATATCCCTGATCCTAATTGTATTCCTGAACCAGGAACAGGGGCTTGTGTAAGTGATCCTGTTTCATTTTATCAATCAAAAATAATTTCAGATTTTAGTACAGAGATTTCTACTGGGGTCATGAAAAATGAGGCTAATGAAGAGATTATTAGCCAATGCGGCCATATAGCTTATACTAATGCTTCTATCAATACTAACGAATTTGTAACAGGTAACCAATCTTTAGAATTTTCAGGCAATGGTACTTTAAATCTTGTAAATCAGTATGGTGATCGTCCCGCTTGGTATGGAGAGGGTATGACCATAGATATGAGAGTTAAATTTAAAACGACGCCATCTGCTGATAATAGAGTTTATTTCTTTTACTCGGGAGCAATAAAGGACAATACTTATCATCGTTTTGCTTTATTAAATTCTGGTGGATCATTAGTATTAGAGCTAAAATCGGCACTTTAAATAGTACATTATCAGGTGTTGTAGATGATACGCTCACTACTGCATCTTTATCTTCATTTTCAATAGATCCATTAGACTGGAACGATTATCGGGTTGTATTCTCTGCTAGAGATCAAGAGTGTTATGTCTATGTAAATGGTACTCGTTTAGATACACTCTCTGTTTCTGGACTATTTAGTGGACATGCTTACTATACAATGAGTCTGCCTACTACGGCTTTCTGCACTTATTATATGTCAGATGGTACTGGCACTAATGGTATCAATGGTTATATAGACTTTATTAATTATACTTCATCTGCTTTATCTACAGAAGCTACATATCTTATTGCTGATTTTAATGTATTTAGACAACCTTATAGCGAGGTGATACACACAATATATTTGAATTCTGCTAATTTTGGTTTTAATCTAGGTTGGCAACAATCTACAGATAAATTCTGGCAGCCATATGCAGACGGTTGGTTATTTACTAGGTTTGATGTTATACAAGGTGGTTCTGCACCGACGAATGAAGGACTTGTTCTTATTGATGAACAAGAAGAATTTAAAACTCTGATTGGTAATCCTTCTATTGAACCTCCCTTATTGTCAGATGGGATTGCATCTATAAAAATTACCTCTGGTACTGATCAAGGTTTTCTTTTTCATGGAAATGAAGTAGGCCAAAGTTTTCAAACTTATGTTTTTGTTTTAAAACATGACGGATCTGCTACTACTAGAACTTTACTATGCCTTGGTAATATAGGTCCAAGTGAGAATCATGTTAGATTTTTAGTAGAATTGACTTCTACACATCAAATTAGATGCTCAGTTTATGATACTAATACCAGTAGTCGCCGTTATGTAACCTCTACTTTAACAGTACCTACTGATACTGTTTGTTCAATTATAATCGCATACGATGATTATCGTTTTTTCTATTCAAGTCCAAGAGCAGTATATTTAGGAATTAATGGTGAATCCGAGGAGCTTATTTCACCAGTCGATACCGCCTTTACTTATCCCGCATTATCAGATAAACATATAGACAATACATTA